AAAAGCTATAAAGTCGGCTATTCGTAAGTCTGCATTAATAATTAGAAAGGAAGCTCAAAACAGATTAGTTTCCTTAATACCGAATGCAAGTAAGTCGGTCACTAAGAAAGGTACGACTTATAAGCCGTTGAAGAATGATATAAATTTAGCGGTCTATAGGGATGCAGGCGGCGCACGCATTGATTTGCTGAATAAAAGGAAAAAAGGTGCACGCGCTTACGTTCTCCGTTTCATTGAATTGGGTACGGTAGAACGCGCTACCAAGAAAGGGGCGAATAGGGGTACTATGAAAGCTTACAACTTTTTTAGCGACGCGGTTAACGCGAAGAAGAAAGAGGCAGAAGACGCTTTGCAACAGAATATATTAGATTCAATAAATAAGGTAATAAATAAGAATAAGTAAAATGAGCTTATCTATCGGTGCACATATATACGAGAAATTAGCGTCGTCTGCAAGCCTCAAAGAACTTGTAGAAGATAAAATATTCCCGTTGTCAACGGTGCAGGAAACTACTTTTCCGTTTATCCTGTATAAAAGAAACTCTCTCGTTCCTAATGTAACGAAAGACAGGTATGCTACAGGTGACAATGTGGAGGTTGAGATAGTTGTAGCAGATAATAAATATCTGCGGTCTGTTGCTATAGCGGAAGAAGTACGCTCTTTGATTGAGCGGAAAACAGGCGAATATAAAATGTTCTCTGTTGTTGATGCTGTATTGATTTCTACCGATGAATCATTTGCGGAAGATACATTTATTCAGCGACTTATATTTTCATTTGAAACTGAACCAAATATTTAAAATTAAATTATATGTCAGCAAAACAAGTATTAGGAAAAGATTTGATGTTGTTCATTGGCGGGAAAGCAATCGCGCTTGCAACATCGTGTAAATTAGGACTATCGGCTGAAACGATTGACACACAAAGCAAAGATAGTGGAATGTGGAACGAAAAGAGCGTCAAGAAACTTGCTTGGAACTGTTCTAGCGATAACTGTTTCAGTGCAGATGAGGACATTAACGGTTATGATAAATTGTTTGCTTTGTTTGTTGCAGCTGAACCTATTGAAATTGCTTTCGGTATTCCGAAGAACAAAGGAAATGAAATGCCTGCCGCTGGTTGGACTTTACCCGCAAAGCCGTACAAGGGTAAGGCTGTTATCACATCTTTGGAACTGAATGCACCTGACGGGGATAAGGCTACTTTTTCCGTATCGCTTGATGGTACAGGCGCATTGTCGCCCGTGGCGGAATCCGCTCCCGCTTCCAGTGGGGCAGGCAAATAACTTTATTTCCTTAATTTGGGGCGGTGAAAGCCGCCCTTTCTAATTTATCATGTATGAAAAAGATTACTATAAATAAAGTAGAATACATTTTAAAGAATATCCTAAAGAACTTCTTTGTTTATGAGGAGATTACAGGCAAACCGTTTGTCTTCGGTAAATTGATAGATGAGTATGTATTGTTTTACAGTACATTAATTGCCAACAATGAAACTTTCTTTATGCCGTTTTCGGAGTTTATAAACCTTTGCGATGCAGACCCCAGTTTATTTAATGCTTATAAATCGTTCGTCGTTGACGAACTGACCTTACAGCAGCAAACCGCCGAAGCTAACAATAAAAAAGGCTCAAAAAAAAAGAAAACCCGGTAAGCGTACATGAGTTATACGAGCGTGTAGTAGGTGAGGGTGGTATATCTCCCGAATACTTTTTGTACAAAATGACATTCGGGGAAATAGAAACATTTCTTGCTGGCTTCTACCGCCGTAATCGTGAGATGTGGGAACAAACGCGCATACTAGGTTATATAATAGCGCAGTCGAATAGCACGAAGAAACTGAAACAAACTGATATACTCCGTTTCCCGTGGGACAGTGAAGATATAGAAATTAAAGATACAAGCGTTTCCGATGAAGATATGAAACGTCTGCGTGAGATGGCAAAACAAATAGAAAAAACTCTTTAGGAAAATGGCTGATATAATTACTCGTTTACTCTTAGATACAAAAAACTTTGATGCTAAGTTAGATCGCTCAAAGTCCAGTGTGAACAGCTTTCAAGGCGGTATTAGCAACATGGCGAAAACTGCCGGGGCTGGCGTGCTTAAATTTGCTGGTACTTTGGGACTCGCAGTTGGGGCAGGTGAAGCATTTAATAAAATTATGAGCAGTAGCCAAACTACAGGGGATGCGTGGGCGTCTGTAATTGGAAGTGCAAAGGCTTCTGTAGACGAATTTTTTACTTCTTTGTCTACTGGTGATTTTACGGGTTTTCTTGGCGGCTTAGATGATATTATAAGTAAAGCAAAAGATGCTATTTCATCTTTAGACCAATTAGGAAATACTAGGATGAGTTATCAAGTGTTTTCCGGTAAGTATGCAACAGAATTAGAAAGTGCGCGGGTAGTTGCACAAGATAAAGGAGGGTCTATATATGGGCGACAAAAGGGGTTTGATAAATGGAATGATGTACTCTCAAAGCAAGAAAAAGATGTAAATGTAATGAAAGAAACGGTACTGGATGCACTTAGAAAGACAGTTGTTCAAGGTACACGCCTAAATTCTAAAGATGTATCTATTGATGATTTTGAGGATATTATGCATTATGATTTATCAGACGTAAATACACGAGACAAATTAAAGAGCTCTTCTAAAAGAGGATATGAGGAATATACACGTAGATATGAAGCCCTAGAGAAACGAAAAAAGAGCGGCGGCGTTGCTGACTGGGCATTTCCCGATAGTAATGACGCAAAAGAACGAGAAACGCATAATGCTAAAATATCAGCATTACAGGAGGAATTGAATGCAGAATACAAACAATCTATTCTTTATAATCAGTTACTTGTACGGTGGGAAGATGAAAAACTCCAAAGTGCGGTCAAATTGCATGCAGAATATGAGAATACAGAAAGGATTATACCGATGCAACGCCGCACCTTCAATATGGCGTATAATCGTTTTAGAAAGGAGAAAGGAGAAGATACGGGCGAAATGGAGGACGGGAACGATAGTTCATCTTCAAATAGAAAAGGAAAGCCTACAACTTCGTCCCCTACTGGCTCTATTGCTGCATTGAATGAACAGATAGTTACTAAAAATAAAGAATTATTAAACGCTACAACACTGCAAGCGCGTGCAGAAATACAGAAAACTATTAATGACCTTGAAGCGCGGAAGATAAATTTAAATATTGCAACAGAGAAAGAAATATTTAGGGATAAGTACGGGGAAAATAAATTGGATGCGACCAAAGCGCAAAAACAGTTCTCGGAGTATATTAATGTAGACAAGGAAATTTCGGCTAAAAGTAAGGAACTGACAAACGCAACTACTGAGCAAGCGCGTGTTGCTGTACAGAAAACAATTAGTGAGCTTGAAGAAAAGAAAATCAAGTTAAAAGTTTCGATAGAAAAGGAGATTCAGACAAATAGCGTAGACTCCAAAACGAAAAAAGATTTTTCCGAATATGTTTCCGTAGAGGAAGATATTTCAAAGCAGAATACATTATTAATAAATACTACGACGGAACAAGCACGTATTGCCGTACAAAATACTATTGATGAACTTGAAGCGAAGAAAGTTCAGATTACTGCAAATGTTAGTGTGAAATCTGATATGTCGTCAGAAATGGCGGGTGTACTGAATAATGGTAGTATAGACAGGAAGGGAAAGCAGATAACTAAGGGTTCTAATGCTACTGATATAAGTGGTATCAAACTTCCTAAGTACGAACCCATCTTTAAAAAGGAAGATGTAGACTTGAATAATGATTTCGCTGACTCTCTTTCTGGAATTGGTGATATGATGGGTAGTTTATCTAGTCTGTTTGATGAAAATACAGCTTCTGCTTTGCAATGGGGCAGTACACTTTTGATGGCTATTGCGCAGGCTACCCCGGCTATTCTTGGAATGATGGGGGTGAAGGAACAAGATACAGCTACTACAAATAAGAATACAACTGCTGAGGTTGTTAATGCAGGTGCTAAGGTTATGTCGGCGCATTCAAGCATTCCATTTGTTGGAATTGCATTAGGTTTAGCTGGTGTTGCCGCTATTATTGCTGCTATGTCAAGTATGCCACATTTCGCAACAGGCGGTATTGTTCCCGGTACATCGTTTGCGGGCGATAAAGTTCCGGCTTTATTGAATAGTGGTGAAATGATTTTGAACGGAGCACAACAGGGCAATTTGTTCAAAATATTAAATAGTGGCATGTATGACTCATTGTCTCGGACTATTTCACCATTACCCGAAAATAGCGAAATACGGTTATCTAGCAACATTACAGTAAGGGGAGATACTTTGTATTTAGCATTAAATAATTATATGAAACGGACAGGAAAAAAACTATGAGTTACGAAACTATCTATATAATACCTTTCACGTCGATAGACGGGCATAGATATGAGATTGAAATACAAAAAGATGGTTATACCGGAGATGTTATTTCTTTAACTGCATCCGGTGACGAACCTTTCACCGTTTCTATTGATGATGAAAGGTTTGTATATACACCTACACGCTTATCAACTGCTACGATAAGAATAGCGGGTAACGACTATTTGCAACAACTTTTTTCGGTTAATTATCAGCAATACCGTGTTACTTTATTGTGTGATGGCGTTCCGGTTTGGTGTGGCTTTACCAAACCGGAGCTATACACGCAAGATTATGCGTCAGAAATATTTGTGCTTGAAGTAGAATGTATTTCGGCTATGTCGGTGCTGGAATTTATAGACTACACAATTGAAGGGAAAGATAAAGAATTTGTTTCTATCTGGCATTTATTACAGCGGTGTATTTCTACGGCTTCCGGACGGTACAATTCTGTTTATATTCCGCATGTTTACGCGTCTAATAAAGAGGCTTATTCTACCTCTGAAAACATCCTTTCCGAAATGACACTAAGTGAACAGAACTTCTTTGATGAAGATGATAAGCCAATGAAATTGAAAGAAGTATTAGAAGAAATCTGTAAGTTTCTTAACTGGACATGTGTAGACTGGAAAGGTGACCTTTACTTTGTCGATATAGACCATTCGGGTGTCTATTATAAATATGATGTAATGCTGGAAACAAAAACCGAGGTTAGCGTAAATACATTGTTAGTTCAAAATATAGGTTTTGCAGGTTCAGAACATTCATTAGATATTCTTCCGGGTTATAATAAAGTGACAGTGAAATGCAGTAACTACCCGGTAGGACAAATATTCCCGGATGAAGATTTGAACAAACTGAAACTGTATACCTCGCAAGATAAACAATCTGGGGATAAAGTGACAGCTAAAAGATTCTATTATCCAAATGTTTATCACTTATATCACTATAATCCGAAAGGTAGTCCCCTTTCAGAAGAAGATTTTGAGACATATAAAAATAATCCAGATTCTTTAATGGGTTGCATGGTGATAAAACGGTGCGAATATAAAATTGTTGATGGAGAGCCGGACATATCTAATTATAACTGGGAGAATTTATTGCAAGTTCGTAGGGGAACTAAAAGAAGTGATGGTAACTACACTTGGCTTTCTCGCGTGCCAATATTATCCTTTGAAAGACAATTACCTGTAGCGGCTTATTTAGATGGTGCTGTGGCGATTAGTTGTTCTGTACAAGTTACTCAGAATGATGATTTATCTACGGATGATAAAAAAAGAAACGGTTATGTGCGGGCATTATGCGAATTTTCGATAGGTGACTACTATTATAATGGAAGTAGCTTTGTAAACAACTCTGCAATAGAACGTTTTGAGGTGAAATTTCCATTGTCTGACATGGCGGGAAGTGGCTTTGCATCTATTGAAAATACGAAAAAGTTATCCCAACCTTATGACGGGTTAACAGGGTATGTAATAGAACTACCTAAAGGGAAACCTTTGACCGGAGACGTGAAATTTAAAATGTTTCCGTTGCAACCACAACCGGGAAATTATACAGAGTCTTTTGCAGGTGTCGGGTACTACATCAAAGACTTAAAGATGGAATATAAGCGTAGAAATGATTTAGACGATTTATCGGATAATTCAGACCGTACCTATGAAAACGTCTTGAATGAAAGTTACATTAATGAATTGGACGAAATAGAGTTTAAAATATCATCATACAATAATGATGGTACATGTTACAGTAAGGTTATGTTAGGTAATGATTATTTGAAAGACAATCTGTATAACTGTATTCTTGATAAAAATATACGCCCGGAAGAACTATTAATAACGCGGTGTATCAATCAATATAAAGCAACCAAAATAGGATTAACGCAGATAATAAAGAATGTAAATGATATAACACCATTGACGCGCTTAACAGATAGATTTATGGCTGGTAAAGTGTTTGTTATCGCTGGTGGTGATATTGATTATTACGCAAACAGTTTTAGATGTAAAATGATAGAGTTGCAATGATTGAGATAAAAACAAAAACAATGCCTGCAACGCCCCGGTCAAAAAAATATCCGGTTGGGGCTTCTGTTCTTCATACAAGTGGCGGCACTACTATAATGCAAGGTGGTGGCAGTGGTGAAAGTGTTGATATCGTTAAAAGAGATGATATTCGGTCTTTTACAGACGCTAATGTTTTGTCTGCGCTTCGTGCGTTGGCTGAATTTATTAGCAAGAAAGATGATGGTGATATTACGGCTATTGTAAATTATCTCAATGGCTTAAAAGTCAAAGGAAATCACGTAAACCGCTTGCTGTTGAAAGATACGGAGACTGATATTATGTCTGACACTGATGTTATGTCTGCATTGCGGGTATTATCGGAAATAGCGGCGAACAATGAAGATTTAAAAGGGAAGTTTCTTTCAAAGCTTGACCCGGACGAAACGAAGCATCTATTAAGGCTGTTAGGTGGTTTATACGTAGAGAACGGAATACATACCGATACTTTAGAGGCATCCGGTAATATTTCCGCTCAGAATATTTCCGCTACAGAAACTATTTCGGGTCAAGATGTTACGGCCTCTGAAAACATAACCGGGAAAAATGTATCTGCCACTGAATCAGTATCGGGTCAAAGTATTTCCGCTACAGAAACCATTTCGGGTAAAAACATTACGGCTTCTGAAACCGTGTCTACTCAGAATGTAGATGCTACGGGTACGGTGTCGGCAAATATGATAGATGCTACTGAAACTATATCTGGTAAGAACGTATTGGCTTCTGAAAGTGTAGCGGGTGAAAATATCACAGCTTCTAATACTGCATCCGGCAAGAATGTTACCGCGAAAGAAACCATATCCGGCAAAAACGCTACGATTTCGCAGAAAACGACTACACTAAACTTGCTTGTACAGGCTTTAGCTAACGTGTATGACTTAAATGTTTCTCATGTTGCTACTCTTTTCCAAACAGTTATTAAAGACTATATCAGTTCTGAACTGTACACTCCTGGACTGACAGGCAGCGGTATGAAATTGTATAAGGCTGTGTCGGGTGACTGGAACTTAGAACTGGATAATTTGACGGTTCGTAAGGCTATGACTATCTTTGAACTTATCATCTCAAAGATACGCGCTGTTAATGGTGGGCTGGTAGTGTCTCCTGCGAACGGAAAGGTTAAGTCTGTTCTTCTCACAAATGATATTTACCGTCTTGAAATAGAGGGCGACATGATGTTTGTTGCTGATGACCTTGTACGTTGCCAAACGTTTGCAAAGACTGGAACTAAATATTATTGGGTGCGCATAACTTCTGTGTCCGGTCAATACATTTTCATAAACAAAACAGAGTTTACTTCATCCGTCCCGGCTGTCGGCGATGACCTTGTACAGTTCGGTAACAAAACGAATGCTGCACGGCAGGGCGTTTTGTATCTGACCGCTTCCGAAGATGGTAAGCCGCGTTTTTCTGTTTTGAATGGTGTTAATTCCACGGATTTAACAGGTAAAACAAAGGTTATTCTCGGTTGTCTTGATGGAATTACCGACACTGCGTTTTCTGCCGATTCTCAACCGTTCGGTTATGGCTTGTATAGCGCGAATGTTTTTTTGAAAGGCATTTTTGTATTACGCAATGGAAAAACCTTTGAGGATGAATTGAACGGGCAAATAACAGCCGTGCAGACTGCGTTTGAAATCCGTGAGGGGCAAATAAGCTCTAAAGTAACAGAAGCTACTACCGCGGCAACGAATGCCAAAAAGAGCGAAACATCTGCGTCCACCTCTGCCAGTACTGCAACAACTAAAGCTACTGCCGCCGCCTCTTCCGCTACGAGTGCATCAACATCTGCAACTACCGCAACGACGAAAGCGAATGCCGCGGCTTCATCTGCTACTGCTGCATCCGGTAGCGCAACGACCGCGGGGCAAAAGGCTACCGCCGCCGCTAACTCTGCGACTGCTGCGGCTGGCTCGGCTACTGCTGCACAAAAAGCCGCTGAAAGTGCTGAAACCGTACTGGAAGAAGTGACTACCAAAGAAAGTAGCATAACTCAGACAGCCGGGCAAATTGCTACGAAAGTGACGGAAGTAAACAAGAAAGTGACGGAGGCAACAACTGCGGCAACTACCGCTACGACGAAAGCTACCGCCGCCGCTAACTCTGCAACAACCGCCGGGACTAAAGCCACTGCCGCGGCTAATAGTGCTACTGCTGCTGCCGGGTCTGCTACAAATGCAAAAAGTTCTGCCGATAGTGCTGCTGCCAAGTTGACTACCATAACAGAGAAGGAAAGTAGTATTAATCAAACAGCTTCACAGATTTCGACAAAAGTAACGGAAGTAACTAAAAAGGCTACAGAGGCGGCAACGTCAGCATCTAACGCCGCGTCTTCTGCTACTTCCGCGTCGGGTTCAGCATCAACTGCAACTACAAAGGCTACCGCTGCTGCTGGCTCTGCCGCTGCCGCTGCAACTTCTGCTACAAACGCCAAAAGTTCAGCCGATACCGCCGCCGCTAAGCTGACTACAATCACTCAGAAAGAAAGTAGTATCAATCAAACAGCTAGTAGTATTACTACTAAAGTTACGGAAGTCAATACTAAAGCCTCGCAGGCGGCAACTTCTGCCACTAATGCCGCTAACTCAGCTAGTACAGCCGGAACAAAAGCTACTGCCGCCGTTAATAGTGCTGAGTTGGCATTAGCGATGTCTAAAGGTAAGATGATTTATCGCGACCCGTCGTTTAAATCCGGTTCAAATAGTTGTTCCGTTTATAATAATTCCGGCAACGGCAATGTAACCGTTACCCGTGTCTCCGGTATTGCTGGTAATCCCAACAGTTCGGGTTATTGTCTTAAAGTGAAGACAACCGGAACAGCCTCACCCGAACGGGGCGGCTTTCATTGGGGAGCAACAGCGAAAGCCAACCGGGTGTTAATCGTTCGTCTTATTGCTAATATTCCAACCGGATATACCTTAAAGTTTGCAACAAATGCTCTTGGTACAGGGGCTTCTCATAAGTGGCTTACTGCCTATGTCGGTACTGGCAAATGGGAAGAATACGCCTATAAAATAGTATGTGGCGCATCCGGTACATTCTCTAGTACAGGTTTCTTTTATCTTTCGGGAGGTAGTACACCGACCACTGCCGCGCCGTTAGAATGGCATATTTGTTATGCTACGATGTTTGACGTAACCGATGCTGAGATAGACTATATATCTGATGCCGCCGCGAAATACACTACCAAAACAGAGCATACAAGTAGTATCACGCAGTTAAGCAATAGTATAGAACTGAAAGTTGCCAAGACTGATTTTAACGCATTAGGTACGCGTGTTTCTTCGGCTGAAACGACTATTAAGCAACACACCGATTCGATAGCTCTAAAAGCCGCAAAAACCGATGTTACTGCGCTTGGTACGCGTATGACAGCCGCCGAAGCTAAGATAACGCCGGACGCTATTAAATTAACTGTTA